GGGTTTAGTATTGTGAAATACACAGGGTCATCTACAATAGGTGACACTATTGGACACGGAATTGAAGTAGATGGGGTTGCGACCACACCCGACTTGATTATTGTTAAAAACCTTGATACAAATGGCACAAGCTGGGCAACTTGGTCAAGTGCATTTTCATCTGCAAGTGAAACTTTGTTTTTAGATTTGAATTCAAGTTCCTCCCAATATACAAACAGGTTTGGTACAGTAAATGCAACCACATTTCAGGCGGGAAGCAGTGGTGGCTCAGAAGTAAATTCAAGTGGTAATGAAATGATAGCCTACGTTTGGAAAAGTATTGCAGGATATAGTAAGATAGGGAGTTATGAGGGGAATGGAGCATCCGCAATTACAACAATAACCACAGGATTTGAACCAAGTTGGGTAATGATAAAAAGAACAGACTCCGCAAATGATTGGGTAATTTTTGATAATAAAAGAGATACTACAAGTCCGTTATCTAAAATCCTTTATGCAGATTTAAGTGACTCTGAAGCTGAGGGTGGCACAACAACATCAATAAACATAACAGGCACAGGCTTTAATATGAGTACATCACAGTTTGGTGGCTCTATTAATACAGATGGTGGTCAATACCTATATATGGCTTTTAAATAATGAAGAAACTTTTTTTTATACTACTTAGTACATTCACATTTGCCCAAGAGGATATCTATGGGTTATGGGTTAGCCAAGAGGGTGAGTATGTAACCATCAGAGAAAACAACACCTTTGAAAGGTTTACCAAAGAATCTACTTTAGCAAAAGGCAATATAGAACTAACAGAAGAAGGTATGCGTATTATACGCAAAGACACCTTAGACAACTATCAGCTATGCTACTATGTAGGAAATGAAACTATGGTAGTATGTAAACCAAGAGATAAAAAGGCTTGGTTATTTTACAAAATAAGATAATGGAAGATTTGAAAATATTTGGATTATACTTTGGCAATTTAATGGCATTGGCATTTAGCGTTAGTGAAGTAAACGAGGTGCTAAAGATGCTTGTAATGGGAGCCACTTTAACATTTACTATAATACAAATCTATAAAGCAGTAACAAAATGAATAGTAGAGAACGCAGAGAACTTAGGGGGTATATAGGAAGCGGAGTAGTATTTCTTTTTGTTATCCTATTGCTTGTATTTCTTTCTTACGTTGAAATACCTGAAACAAATAATGATACTTTTAAACTTATTACAGGTGCTTTGGTGGCTACTATAGGTGCGGCAATATATGTGTTCATAGGTAAAGACCCAAACGAACTTATAGAGTTACAACGCAAAAACGATTCCTTAGAGAGCAAGGTAGAGCAGTTAGTAATGGCAAAAGACAAGTTAGAAGAACTACTTATCAAAGTACAGGATGACGTAATAGATAGATTGCTAATAAACAAGGCTATTGAACACGATGACAAACCTTAAATACTTTACACTTGAAGAATTTTCCTGCCCAACACTACCTAATAGTGGGGTTAATATGGATAGTGATTTCTTGCAGAAGTTGGACAACGCACGTCAAATTGCAGGGATACCCTTTAAAATCAATAGTGGCTACCGAACCCAAGAACACCACAACTCTATTTATAAAAAATTGGGAAAAGAACCAACTAAGTCTGCCCACCTTATCGGCAAGGCAGCAGATATACATTGCACAGACTCAAAAAGCAGATTCGTTATTATATCAGCGTTACTTGATGCAGGATTCACAAGGGTGGGGATTGCCTCTACCTTCATACATTGCGACTCGGCTGAAAAAGGTAAATCACAACAAGTTATTTGGACATACTAATACAGTTGGTAGTACGCTATGCCTAAAAAGAAATTTAAAGACACCGCAGTAGGTTCTTTCCTACTTAAAAAGATACCAAAGGTAGTTGGTGCAATAGCAGAAGATACACCTGTAGGAAACGTCATAGAAGCGATTATAGGCGGTTCTGATATGTCAAGTGAGGACAAAGACCTTGCACTTGAAAAACTACGCTTAGAACGTGCCGAAATGGATGGTGTAACTCGTAGATGGGTTGCAGATAGTAGAAGTGGATGGTTAGCACAAAATGTCAGACCTTTAACTTTAGCTTTTTTTTCTATTAGCTATGTAGTAGGATGGTATATGGGATATAGTTTAGATTCTATTACTGGACTACTTAGTGTGGTTATAGGTGGATATTTTGGTAGCAGGGGTGTAGAGAAAGTAATGGGTAATAAACTTCATCAGTAATGGCAAAACAAATAATAGGAAACTACGAAAGAAAGCCTAAGAGAAAGCGTAAAGGCATACACGCTAAAAGCAAAACAAGTAGCCTAAAATCCAGTAAAATTTACAGTAAGAAATATAGAGGACAAGGTAAATGATTATAATTAGTTATAAACATCTATTTACTTTGTAAAAAAAAACGTTTACCTTTGGTGGGTAAGTGGGATATAATGTTAACCTATTTAATAAATACTATGGAAGATACTACTATTAGACAATTAGCTGAAAAAATAGCTAAAGATTTTGCATTATCAGTTAAACAACGTACTGATTTACTTTTGGAGTTAGATGCAAACCAATATACAAACTTAGGTATTGACAGTACTAAAACTGAAAAAACTAAAGTGAAAGCTGATAGTAAGTATATTTACAAGAATATTAAGGGTATTGATGAAGTAACTGGTAAGATGTTGCTTAACCATATGGATGCTTAGGAAAACTATGCCAAAAACTGCTAAAAAACCAACACGAAGTAAATTAGTAAAAAAGTTAGATGTAGTGTTTAGTCAGTATATAAGACTAAGTAGTGCGGATAGAAGGGGTATGTGTACCTGTGTTACTTGTGGAAAGCAGTACCATTGGAAAAACATACAAGCAGGACATTTTATGAGTCGAAAGCATTACTCTACAAGGTGGGATGAAAATAATGTATTTGCCCAATGTGTAGGATGTAATATGTTTAAGCAGGGTGAACAATATAAATATTCTATTTTTCTTGGTTCGGAACTGGCAAATGAGTTATATTTGAAAAGTAAAGAAACAGTTAAGTTTAGTAGTCAAGACTTGCAGGATATGATTGATGATTACCAAGCAAAACTAAAGACTTTCCAGTAATTTTTGTTTTTATTGTTTTATTAAGAAGGGTAGCTAAACGGTTGCCCTTTTTTTGTTTAAAATTTTTTTGTTATCTTAGCACTATGGAACAATTTACAAAAGCAGAACTCTATGGCAAGGTCTTAGAACTGCAAGAAGAAAACGAACAAATTAAAAAACAGTTAAACATCCAAAACGGTATCTACTATGGATAAGACACAACTTTACATTATTAAACAAAATGCCCTTACAAATGCAAATGTATTTTGGGGAAAAGACGAAACTAAAACAGAAGAAAAGGTTTTAGCTACTGCACAACAGTTTGCAGGTTGGGTTATAGGTGCAGAGGCTACAAATGCGGTAGCTGACTTACCTATTACACCTGACAACGAAAAAAAGTGGTTAAATAAAAACACACCTGACTTTAACGAAATGATTAGCTATATTAAACAAGGTGGTACTGTAAAACAAATTAGAAACAAGTACAAAGTATCAAAAGAAGTTGAATCAGAATTAAATAAATTATAAATGGAATTAAGAGGAACGATTAAAGTAATTGCAGAACCAGTTAGAGTAAGCGACAAACTTACGAAACAACAAATGGTTTTAACTATTGAGGAAGATACAAAATACCCTCAAAACATTGCTATTGAATTTTTAAACGACAAGTTAGACTTGGTAAAAAAACAAAGCATTGGAGATAAAGTAGCGGTAGGAGTAAATCTAAGAGGTAATGAGTACAACGGAAAATATTACAATAACATAGTAGGTTGGAAGGTTGCAAACATTATAAACAACGAAGTTACTAATACACAACAAAACCCTGCAAGAGAGGGAGTAGATTTACCATTTTAATAATGAGGGGGGGTAACACCCCCTTTTTTTTATGCTTAAAAAACTAAAACAAGGCGATAAGTTTCCTGTGGATTTTTGGAATTATAATATAAATCCTATATTGGGATACGAATACAAACCTGAACCAAGAGATTCTAAAAAAGAAAAGTTAAAATATGGACTGGAAAACAACCAAATAAGATGATAGCACAAAGTAAAGCAATACAAGACAAAATACTGGACATAAAATACGGAAGGGTAAAGGAAGGGTTAAAGATAGGAGTACCTGAAATAGACGAGTACATACGATATAAACAGGGCGAGTTTAATTTACTAATTGGACACGCAAATGTAGGAAAGACTACTATAGTATGTTATCTATTAACCTTGTGGGCAATAAAGCACAACCTAAGGTTTTTAGTTTGGTCAAGCGAAAACACACCACAAAGCATAGTAAGAAAGATTATAGAATTTAAAATGGGTACACCAATACATAAGGCAGAAGAAAAAGACATAGCTGATGCGGTAGTATGGTGCGATAAACATTTTAAAATAATAGACGTTGAGGATTTATACACTTATAAGGATTTGCTAAAAGAAGCCAACGCAGTAAAGGATGCTTGGGATTATAATGGTTTACTTATAGACCCCTATAATAGTTTAGCAAAAGACCACCAGCTTTTAAGAGCAGTAGGAAGCCACGAATACGACTATCAAGTAGCTTCTGAACTTAGGCTATTTGCTAAAAAGAAAAATGTAACGGTATTTTTAAATGCACACGGAGTAACCGAAAGTCTAAGGCGCACACATCCAAAAGGACACGAATACGAAAACTTACCAATGCCTTTAGGTTTAGCAGGTGTTGAAGGTGGGGGCAAATGGGGTAACCGCTCGGATTCCGTGTATTCGATACACAGGTACACGTCCAGCCCAAGCGATTGGATGTATAGCCACATACACGTTTTAAAGGTTAAAGAAAACGAAACAGGTGGAAGGTGTACACCATACGAACAACCTATAAGCCTTAGAATGGCTTTAAATAATGTAGGGTTTGAATACAAAGGGCAAGACCTACTTAATTACAAAGAATTAAAACCGATACAAATATGATAGAACCAAACATTTTTGCAAGTCCGATTTTACATATATTTATATTACTGATGACAATAGGTGGTATTTTTGTAGTAGTAGGATTTGTAGTACGAGCCGAGATAATTGTAAGTCCTATAAAGGGATTTGTTATTGGTGCTTTGGTACACGATGAAACATACACAGAAAACAATACAGAAATTACGGAATATACTTTGCAATGCTTATTAGGTATAATTAGTATAAACGTAGAATGGGAGAGGCGCAATGGCTAAGTAAAGTTGCTGCAAGGCATAGTGAATGGATTAAGATTGTACATTCTTTTGGTGAGTTTGACTATGCGGAAGATATTGTGCAGCAGATGTACCTTGTATTAAACAAATATGCAAGTGAAGAAAAAATCATTGATAAGGGTGTTGTTAGCAGGGGTTATTGCTATTTTACCCTTCGGTCTATTTTTTTACAGTATTGTAATGCTAAGAACAAAATCAAAAAAATTGAAATTGACGATGAAGAAACTTATACGCAAATTGCAGACGATTCGGAAATGGATGACCAAATAGGTTACAACGAAATCACCACTAAGATAGATAACCATATAGACGGTTGGAGGTGGTACGACAAAACGCTATTTAGATTGTACAGGGACACCGATATGTCTATTAGAAAAATAGCAGAAGAAACCAACATAAGTTGGGTAAGTATATTTAATACACTAAAAAAGTGTAAGGAAGAACTAAGAGAAATATTTAAAGAGGACTTTGAAGATTATTTAAATAAAGATTATGACAGAATTTAAAGGGGACAAAAGGACAAAGGAATATAAGGAGTGGAAGAAGAACCACGCAGAAGCAAGTAAAGGATTAGGCGATACAGTAGAAAAGATAACTAAAGCTACTGGAATAAAGAAAGCGGTCAAATGGATAGCAGGAGATGACTGTGGTTGTGATGAACGTAAAGACAAACTCAATAAGCTTTTTCCAAGACGTAAGCCTGAATGTTTAAACGAAGATGAGTTTATGTATTTGCAGGAGAAGTTTGAGAACCGCAAAAGCACAATACTATCAGACGAACAACAAAGGATGTTAGAGATATTCAATAGAGTATTTAATACTAATATGCCTACCACAAACTGCAGTCCTTGTTTTAAGAATGAGGTATATAATAAGTTGGAGAAACTTTACAATGAGTATTTGTGAAAAGCTGGAACGAACACGACCTATTTTTATATCTGCAAACTTGTTGCTACCCTGATTTAGTAAAGGCAAGGAAACAGATGTCTAAATGGGATTGCTACAGTCCTATAAGTAAACATAGGATAGAACTTAAATGCAGGGGCGCACACTATGATACTTTACTTATAGAAAGAAAAAAGTACGATGCGATGATTAGTAAGGCAGACGAAAACTTAGACATACCCATCTACATAAATTCTACACCACAGGGAGTATATAAATTTAATTTGTATCTTGTGAAACCAAAGTGGGAAATACAATACCATAATAAAACAACCCATTTTAGCAATAACAATAAAATAAAAAAAGAGGTAGCTATGCTTCCTGTTATAGATGCTGAAATACTATGAACAAAAAAATACACAACTTAAAACACATTAACTACTTAGCCAACTTCGATATTATAGCTAATACCTTTTTAGAGTGGCAGGAGAAGAAACCAACCGACACGGTAGATAAGTTAATGGGAAGTCTTATAGACATCAACTACTACATAACGGACATATACACAAACGAACTATACTACAACGAAGGTTTAAGTGAGTATAGGACTGCTAAACTTAGGGCGGTAGAACGTGCGCAAAAAGCAGAAAAGAAAGTACAAGAACTGGAAAAGGAAATAGCGAAACTAAGAAAAGAAAAAGAATTAGGATTATGAGTGATAGTAAAAAGAAATACTTTGAGATGCAAACAGATGGCATAGTAGAAGATGTAAAGTACATAATGGACAAGCGTAGTGAGAAAGGGCAGAGGGAATACGGAACGACTTTAGAGGATAGTCCTGATGGCTTTTATTCGTTTCTTAATCATTTGCAAGAAGAACTAATGGATGCGGTGCTTTATATACAGAAACTAAAAAAACTTAATAAATAGTTTGTTAATTAAATATTAATAAGTAGCTTTGTTAAAAACAATAAGATGGATAATTACAAACATTACCTTTGGTCATTTTATACAGATGACGAACTACGCAAAATAATAGAAAGTGGCAGTACACTTAAAAGCCACATAGAAGATGCACAAGCTGAACTAAGAAACAGACAAGAATCACAAGACGAAATATTAGGACTATGATTACACTACTAAACGGAGAGGCTTGGGGTAAGGAAGAAATACTCACGCAGATGTACGATGACGAATTTTACTATAAGCATTTAGGCAAACACGCAGTAAGTCAATCATCATTAAAAACAATACTTGACAATCCTTTTGACCATTTAAAAACACTAAAAGGGAAAGAGCCAAAAGAATCAGAGGCACTTGTTATGGGTAGCCTCGTACATTGGGGATATTTAGAACCTAACGTGTTTTATAGCAAAACATTTGTTGAGGCAGAAAGGGTTAATCAAAAAGAATACAAGTTAGCAGTTGAGCAATATGGTAAGGCAAACGTTTTTAAGGCAAAACATCAAAGGATAGCAGAGTCATATGTGGATGCTTTAAACAGGTGTGATAAGCTGAATAATATTAAAAAGAAGTGTGAAATAGAAATACCTGCTATAAAAATGTTTTTTGACGATATACCGATAAGAGGCAAAGCGGATATGCTTACTGATGACACTATTTACGATTTAAAAACTACCACAGTAAACCCTGACAAATTTACCAAGTGGAAAATACTTGATATGCATTACGACCTACAAGCATTTATTTATTGCCAATTATTTGAGGTGGATTACTTTTCTTTCATACCTATAAACAAATTAAACAAAGCTAAAGGCATAGTTCATTGCGGAAAAGAAATATTAGAAAATGGAGAAGAAAAGTTTTACAAAGCCATAGAAAAATATAAAAAATACTTTCATCAAAAAGATATAGACGAATCAGAATATATATTGGACAACGATTGTCCTGAAATAATAGTAGGATAAGAGCAGGTTATGATTAATCTAAATTGGCGCTTTACAAAAGATTATATTGCATTAGGAAATAAAAAGTTTCTTTACACAACAAGTAATTCAAACTATTTAAAAAAACATTTAGAAGCAGAAGATATTATTCAAGGTATGCAATGCGGTGAGTTAAATATGGAAATTATAAAACAATCAGTAAACAATATAGAGTGGGAAATAATACAATCAGCCTTGTCTTGTTTTTTTGATTGGGATATAACAAAACAAGATTTGTGGGATTCAGATTTTGACTATTACATTAGTGAATATCTACCTTATGATTTTTTTGAATATGTATATAAATATTTAAAAGATATATCGGATGATTATGACTATGTAAAAGACAGAATGATTGATGGTAACTTTTTTAAATTTAATCGTTTGGTTTTAGATGTTTGTAAATATAACGCAAACAGGCACGAAATAATAGAACAACTTGGTTATACTGATAAACTTCTATGGGAAGAAGATATGTTTGATATTGCAAATAAAGAGTATGAAGATAATTTATATTATTATGCAATAAACCAAGATAGATTACTTAGAGCCTTACAAAATATCTATACATATTTGTCTGAAAATCTATTGTATTTAGATAGTATAATTAATATAAAAGCAGAAGAAAAAAAGAATATTGTTCAGATGTTATCTTGTGTAGATAATTTACAAAAATTATCAAGTTATTCTTACTATAAGAAAAAACCAAAAAAACTAAAAACAAAAAAAAGTTATATAATTAAAGATAAAAACACAGGATTATATAAAATAGGAAAATCTAATAATCCAAAAAACAGAGAAAAAACATTACAAGCAGAAAAACCAACATACGAACTAATAAAAATATTTAACAAAAATTGGGAAGCACACTTACATAAAAAATATAAAGAACAAAGATTAAGGGGAGAGTGGTTTAAATTAAATAAGCTACAAGTAGAGTATATTTGTAGGCATTATGAATAAAGAAATGAAAGAATTTTACTTACTTGCACTAATAGACTTTCAGAACGGTGTGAGTATGGAAGAAATGTATAAAACATTAAAGATGTATGAGGACTTAGAAGATTACGAGGCTTGTGCAGGAATACTAAAAGCAATAAAAGAAATAGAATATGACAATAGACAAGATTAAACAAATAGTAGAAACAGAAACAGGACACGACCTAACACAAGTTTCAAGGAAAACAGAATTAGTATATACAAGGGCAATGTACTATAACCTATGTAGAGAATACACCTTGCATTCTTTGGAGGCAATAGGCAAATCAGTAGGCAAGAACCACGCAACGGTCTTACACGGTATAAAACTTTACAGAGATTGGATAGACCAACACGAAGAAAGATATATGCAGACTTACGAAAAGATAGACAAACTTGTAAGTAGAGAGTTTAAAAAGGAGAACCAAAAATACAAGGGCAGAGATTTCTACAGAAGAAAATATGCAAAGGTACTTTTGGAACTAAGAGATATACACACAAAACATAGAAACCTTAAAAAACTAATAAATGTATAAACCTCTACCTAAAGAACTGACTATAAAGAAAAGCAAGATACACGGACAAGGAGTTTTTGCTACAGAAAAAATAGAAGCAGGAAATGACTTAGGAATAACACACCATAAAGTAGATGCAATAAACCCCTATTTAGAAGAACTAATTAGAACACCCTTAGGAGGCTTTTTAAACCATAGTGATAGTCCTAACTGCTTTATACTAAAAAAGGGCAGGATAGGCAACCTATATACTATTAAACCAATAAAGGCTAACGAAGAACTAACCGTATATTATACTTTGTACGATGTTTGAAGCAATAACTATATTTTATTTAACTGCAATATTAGCTTTACTAATAGCATTGTTTTTTAACAAAGAATAGTTTTTTTTATTATATATATGAATCAGATAACTGAATTAAACTAATTATGCACGGAGGAGCAAGACGCAACGCAGGTAGAAAAAGTGGCATAGGTTTAACATACGACATTCAAAAACATTGTCAAAAATTTATTATAGAATTGCTTGAAAATGAAGCTATAAAAAACATTGCAACACAACAGTTGTCCGAAATAGTAAAAAAAGAAAAAAAACAATCACATTTTATTTATCTTATAGAATCAGGAGGATTAATAAAGATTGGATATACAACTAATTTTGCAAAAAGAATAAAGAATTACAAAACACACAATACTAATTTAAAGATATTATGTGTGTGTGAAAGGGAAGATGCATTTGAAATAGAGACGCAATTACACAAGAAGTATAAAGAGAATTGTATAAAAGGAGAATGGTTTAATTTAGCAATTAATGAATTGTACGATATATTAAATTATATTAATAATGGATGGTAGAAAAAACAATAAAGGAACTGTAGGCAATAAAGGCGGTAGAAAACCTAAAGCAGAAGAGGTACAACTGATAGAAAGACTTACCCCATTAGAGCCATTGGCATTTGAGGCACTTATGAAGGGGTTAGAAAATCAAGACTTTAAATATGTCCAGTTATTTTACAACTATTACGCAGGTAAGCCAAGAGAAACCAAAGACATTACTATCAACGAGGACTTACCTTTGTTTATGGAGGATTAGGGATAACCACAACCCTAACCTGCATTTTGTATGCGTGTAAAGAAAACCATTGCATTTCACAAGCTAAGAAAGCTACAGAGTAGGATACGAATAATTAAGGGTGGCACCTCAGCTTCTAAGACTATATCAATACTTTGTTTGCTAATAGACTATGCCATTAAAAACGAAGGCAAAGAGATTAGCGTAGTATCTGAAAGCATACCACACCTTCGTAGAGGTGCTTTAAAGGACTTCTTAGGCATCTTAAAGGGTCTTAATAGGTATGAAGATGCACAATACAATAAAAGCACGTTAAAGTACACCTTTACAAATGGAAGCTACATAGAGTTCTTCTCAACTGACCAACCGTTAAAACTAAGAGGTGCAAGACGTACAGACCTATATATTAACGAATGTAATAACGTACCCTTTGATGCTTACACACAATTAGCAGTTAGAACATCAGGGACAATATGGTTAGACTACAACCCATCAAGTTTGTTTTGGGTGGACAAGGAACTAATAGGTAAAGAAGATACAGACTACATTACACTTACCTATAAAGACAACGATGCATTACCTGAAACCATAATAAAGGAAATAGAGAAAGCAAGAGATAAGGCAAAGACATCTACCTATTGGTCTAATTGGTGGAGGGTTTACGGTTTAGGGGAAACTGGTTCTTTAGAAGGTGTATGTATTCCAGATTGGAAAGAAATAGATACAGTACCAAACGAAGCAAGGCTATTAGCATATGGTATGGACTTTGGATATACAGACCCTACCACAATCATAGGATTATACAAATGGAACGAATCCTACATAGCTGATGAAGTATTCTATAAGTCTAATACGGTTCTAAGGGATGTTAGCTTGTTTCTAAGGCACAATAATATAAAAGACAACATAATAGCTGACCAAGCTGAACCGAAGTCCATAGAAACGCTTAGAAGGGATGGGCATAATATCTACCCTTGTACAAAAGGTAGGGATAGTGTAAACTTTGGAATCAACCTAATAAACCAAAACGAAATATACGTTACGAGCAGAAGCAGGAATCTAAAACGAGAACTACAAGGATATGTATGGGCAAAAGACAAAGATGGTAACACGCTACCAAAGCCAACAGGAGAACATCCTGACTGCATAGATGCATTTAGGTATGTATTAACAGATACGTTAAATAACGCACACAGGGGACAATACTATGTATATTAAAAATAAATTGTTTATTATTTGTTAATTAAAAAAAAGGTTATATATTAGCATCATAAACATAAAACAATAACACAATGGAAACTAACTACACACTTAAAAACCCACACAAATATTACATTTGGTCAATTAAGTCAAGACAAAACCCAAACCAAATTCTACTAACCGATAGATTATCGCCAAAAGATTTCTGGTTTCAAATAGGACAATTTGTTGGAACACATATCAATGAAATGAAGTTAATAGGATACAAAATCGTTAAAGACCATTGGGGAAATGATGTTGAGGAAATATTTCAAACTACAGGAAAGTTTATGAAAAAAGAAATAATTGACGCATATAACAATAGCGATATAATAAAATAAAAACAACAGGGGGCAGCAATGCCCCTTTTAAATTATAAAACAATGAGAGATTACATTATTATTAAAAAAGAAATTTGTGATAAACAAAACAGGAAGCACTTTAAAAAGGCAATAAAAGATATTACAATACTTGCACTTGCATCCTACGCAGCCATATTTGCATTTGTTAAAATAGCATTTTGGATATGGAACTAAATCAGGACTTCTTTAGAACTTGGTTGCATAGGCAATGGTGTTGGGACAATGGATTCTTTGTTGTGCTAAAACCAATAACAAGAGGTGGCTATAAATCCAAAGTAAGAATTAACTTAGACATACAAAAGAACATACAACAGGGTAAAGAAGAATACACACAGAACTCAATACAGTTAGAAGATAAGATAAACGAATTGTACGAATATATGTTTAGAACATTTAGATAAGTTTTCATTTGGTTTAGTTGATTGGATTAGGGGGCAGAGATGCCCTCTTTTCTTTTATACATATTTGTCGTATTTTTATTGTATTAATATACGATTATGAAAGTAGATATATACATACCTGAAAAGTTATCTGATATTACCTTAGAGCAGTATCAGAAGTTTGCAAAGCTGAACACAGAAGAAAACCAAAATAGTAACTTCTTACTACACAAAATGGTTGAGATATTTTGCAGACTGGATTTAAAAGACATAGCAAGAATCAAATACCAATACGTCAATAGTATAGTATCTGACCTAAACAATATCTTTAATGCAAAGACAGAACTAATACAAACCTTTAAACTAAAAGGGATAGGGTATGGGTTCATTCCAAAGTTAGATGACATTACATTAGGGGAGTACATAGACCTTGATAACAACATCTCGGATTGGGAAACAATGCACAAGGCTATGGCGGTACTTTACAGACCAATTACATTACAAAAGGGTGATAGATACCAAATAGAAGAATACACCGCAAAGGAGGACACCGAGAAGTTTAAGGATATGCCATTAGATGTAGTTATGGGTAGCCTTGTTTTTTTTTGGAGTTTAAGCAGCGAGTTGTTACAAACTACCCTGAAATATTTAGCGAAGGAGATGGAGGGGAATCTGACTATTCAGCAACGTCAAGCTTTGGAAGAAAGTGGGGTTGGTATCAGTCAGTCTATGGGTTGGCTAAGGGCGATGTTACCAAGTTTGACAATATCACAAAACTAAATATGCACAAGTCATTTATGTATTTGGCTTTTGAAAAGGAAAAGATAGAATTAGAAAAGAGTTTAATTAAGAAACGATGAAAGGATTTTACCAAGTAACAGACAAACTAAAAACGCTTCTAAATGCAGAGCCATTTGTAAACACAGTTACCTATGGAAGTATTGACGATGTAGATTTAGACAAGCAGAGTATATTTCCTTTATCGCATATTATAGTAAACAACGCAGTAGTAGGAACTAAAACCACAACCTTTAGTATTTCAGTTCTTGCAATGGACATAGTAGATATATCCAACGATGAAGTTACGGATACCTTTGTAGGAAACGATAACGAACAAGACGTATTAAACACACAACTTGCACTACTTACAAGGGTAATAAACGAACTACAAAGAGGGGATAGCTATACAGACAAATACCAAGTGCAGGAAGATGTTACTTGTGAGCCATTTGTAGATAGGTTTGAGAATAAGTTAGCAGGGTGGACTGCAACCTTTAGCGTTATGGTGGTAAATGATATGACAGTCTGCTAATGACCTTTGCACAAACAAAACAAGCCTTAGAGGCATTTGCTAATACTATTATAAAACAATCAAAGGGAAACCTTAGAAGGCACCGTAATAATAAATTCATTACAGGTTCATCAAGTGGGGACTTAGATGGTAGTTTGGGATACGACTTAAACGTTAGTCCTAATAGCTTTTCTTTAGAGTTTTATATGGCAGAGTATGGTATCTACCAAGACGAAGGTGTAAAAGGTGCAGAGAGTACTTATCCTAAAAGCAAGGACAGTAGATTCCAATACAAAAAGATGCCACTAAACGCAGAGGCAAGAAAATCTATAGGTAGTTGGATAAAAAGAAAAGGCATAGATGGTAATATAAATAGCTTAACTTATGTAATAGCAAGAAGCATTTACAAAAAAGGTCTAAGGGCAAGTTTCTTTTTTACTAAGCCATTTGAGAACGCATATCTAAAACTACCTGATGAACTAATAGAAAAGTTTGCATTAGATATAGATGACTTTATAGAATTTACAAGATGATTAAAGCAAGAAGTCCTTTCTTTATAGAACACCAAGAACCTGCCGCACCTGCGGTATTGCCAAGATTTACTTGTGAAGATACAGTAATATCAGGATTGACGATTGCAGCAAACGGTACTATTACAAACCCAACAGTTACAGTAGGCACATTCCATAGTGTAGAGCCAAGTAGCTTTGGAACGGTTAGCGTTGATACTGTAAGAAACGTACAAGTATTGGTAACATACAACGCAACAACACATAGACCACCATCAGACACAAGTGATGAAATATATTGCATAGTACAAGCAACACAACCTGCAACGGTGGTAGCTGCTTATCAAAAAAACTATAGAGTAACAAATAACAGTACAACAGAAACCGCATTAATAAGCTATATTGCTTTTGATGGCAATCAAGAGATTACACATTATTTAGCACCAAGTAGTACGGTAGATATATGCGTAGCAGCAGTTGATTCAACGACCTTTGGTTTTCCTACGGTAGTGGGGTCAGATGTTACATATTTTGATTTAGTGCAAGGATGCACAACAGATACATTAAGCTAATATGAGAATAAATACAAGAAGTCCGTTTTTTATACAATTTAATAGTAATTAATTATGCCAGTATTAGACAGAGCAGAATTAGAACTTTACATCTATGATGGCACATCAGGTAGTTATACTGATAGCGATTTAAGATATGAATTATCTAAGACAAGAATTTCATCACAGGACAACATCATATTTGAAATAAGCGAACTTGTAAGAGATTACATAGACCTAACTTTCAATGACGATTACCTAAGCAAGACCAAATGGGTATCTGCCATTACAAGGTTATACGATGCAGATGGAGAAGAATTTGCAAGTGGTAGTCCTGTAACAAATCATTACTTGGCTATGGATGGCTATGGTTATTTTGAGGATGGTATAAACCCACAACTATCTGACAACCTACTAATGAGTAACACAACCATATACCTGCCTGAAAACACCGCAGGGAAGTTACCAATACTTGCAGAGGGAGTTGGTAAGGTTACAATAGATAGCGTAGATACTCAAATAACAGACAACGGTAATTCAAATCAAAAGATACAATACATTACCATACCTGCGGATAGTAGCACAATACAAGTTTACGATACAGACGATACAACATTACTTAAAACGGTTACAGTAAACAACGTATGCGAACCTAAGTTTACACCCTATAAAGTTACATTTGCTAATAAGTACGGTGCATATCAAGATATGTATTTCTTTAAGAAGTCCGTTGAAAGTATGACCGTAACGGATGAACTATATAAGGCAAACATCATAGACGTAGCTAACGTAACATACGCAACCTACAAAGGGCAACAAGAAAGGTATAATGTAAGTGCTACCAAAAGCGTTAGTTTAAATTCAGGATTTGTAAATGAGGACTTTAATCTTGCCATTGAAGAACTACTACTAAGTGAAAACGTTTGGATAAGATGGGAAGGTAGAACATTACCAGTAGTAGTAAGAACTAAAGACCACACCTACAAGACATCATTAAACGACAAACTAATAAACCACACATTAGATTTTGAATTTGCATTTAGCAAGATAAACAACATCAAATAATGCTAAACCTACAACTTTACATAGAAGGTACGGAGGTAGAATTGTTTAAGGATGAAAGCGTCAGCTTAACCCAAACACTACAAAACGTAAAAGACATAAGTAAGATATTTACAGACTTTACTAAAACCTTTAACGTACCTGCAAGTAAAGAAAACAATAAGCTATTTAAACACTTTTACAATTTCGATGTTACAGGATATGTATCAGGTACAAAAAAGACTTCTGAATTATATCTAAACCATCAGTTTTTTAAGAAGGGTAAAATAAGATTAGAAGGGGTAAGCCTAAAACAAGGTAAGGCACACACCTATAGATTGACATTCATAGGGGACACGGTAAACCTTAAAGACCTATTAGGGGAAAGTAAGCTATCTGCATTGGATAATATCTATGGTATGGAGTTTACTTACAACTCTGATAATGTAGTTACTTATATGCAAGACGGTTTAGATGTTACCGTAAATGGTGTTTCATATCCTGATGCTTTGATAGTCCCATTAATTACCCATTCACAAAGGTTGTACTATGATTCAAGCCTTCCTGTTGCACAGAGTGGCAATTTAGCATACGATGCAGGAACTATACAAGGTGTAAAGTACGAGCAATTAAAACCTGCTATTAGAATCTATGCTTTAATAAAGGCAATAGAGGATAAGTACGGTATGAAGTTTAGTGGGGACTTTTTTAACAAGAACAATCCTACGTTTTACAATCTTTATTTGTGGTTACATAGAAAAGAGGGTGGCATATTAGACGAAGATAAAATAAGGGCAAAGACAACGCTATGTTGTGTAACTGGTTCAAGCGATGATAGAAGCACTTGGGATGGTAGGTTTACATCAGAAAGTTTTTTCTTTAGACAACCAAGCAACCCTGACAATGTTAAATTAAGATACCACATTAAGGTAATTACACAAGCACAAAATTACAACGTAATAATAGAGAAAGATGGTGAGGAATACGAAAGGCTTGATAATGTTAGTGGAGAACAGATATTAGGTAGCGGTAGTAAAGATGCCGCTTATCCATCAGGTACATATAGAATATATTTTGAAAGTGAATCAGCCGCAGAATTTCAGTTAGAAATAACTTTAAACGAATGGGTTAAAAAGTTTTTAGGTTCTGATAATAAAACAATAGGATTACAAGGTAGAGCAAAGATAGAAACCGTTTCTGATTTTAATGCGGCTTTGCAATTACCTGATATGAAAATATTGGAATTTATTACAGGCTTGTTTAAGATGTTTAACCTAACTGCATTTCAAGACAGGAATGGTATTATACAAGTAAAGCCATTAGATGATTTCTATGCCCAAAGCAAAAATAGTTTTGACATTACAAAGTTTTTAGACACAAACGCTTCAACGGTAGATGCGCTAATGCCATACCGAAGAATAAGCTTTGGCTATGAAGGTACTGAAAGTTTTTTTAGCGAAAGTCATAAGGAATTATTTAACGTTGAATGGGGTACTGAAAACTATGAAGATATATATAATACGGAAGGCGAAACGTTTGAATTAAAACTACCCTTTGAACATCATAAGTTTGAAAGGCTAAGGGATAATGATGGGAGCGTAACAGATGCACAATGGGGTTGGTCAGTAGATATAAAACAGGAAACGTATTTAGGCGAACCATTAATATTTTACGCAAAGAAAATAACAAGCGGCACACAAATAGGCGTAGTAAAGACATCGGCTAATAGAGTTGGTATAACGGATTACTACATACCTTCCAATAGTGTAGATATTACAAACAGTCAAAATATAAACTTCAAGGCAGAGTTTAACGAATATGCAGGTACTGTATTTGAAAGCACACTATTTGAAACTTACTATAGTAATTACATAGGAGATACATTTGACCAAAAGCGTAGGCTAAGTAAATTCAAAGCATACCTACCACTTAGGATATTACTAAACCTTTCTTTAGCAGATAGGATAATAATATTTGACAAGATTTATAAGATAAACGAAATAACTACAAACCTTGCAACTGGTCTAAGTGATTTAGAACTTATAAACGAAGTGAGCGACTTTGTAATAGAAAACCAAGACAAGTATTTTGCTGACACAGTAGATAAAAGGTTTTTAACCGTAGATAGTACAAACGTAACAGTAGATTGGGAGGGTACAGTATGATAGAAAATATATTAAACTTATTAGAAATAGCTAAACAAAACAAAACGACAGGACAATATACTGCCATAGCATTAGGCAAAAACAAATATCCTGAAAGTGTAAGAGAAGCATACAACATATTTAAGACAGAGTTATGGCACAACGTAAAGTAAGCATAGAGTTAGAAGCTAATACAAGTAAAGCGACTTCTGAATTAGAAGATTTAAGGAAAGAAATCGACAGGCTTAATAAAGAGATTAGTCAAGGCAATAAAGAAACAAAGGAGGGTCTTAAAGGTGTAGAAAAAGCATCTAAGGCTACTGCAAAAGGCGTAGGTAGAATTGGCGATGCTCTTAAAGCCGCAGGCATTGGTTTAGCTATTGCTGCTTTTGCAAAACTTACAGAGGTGTTTAACGAAAACCAAAAGGTAACTAATTTCTTTAATACATCTTTTGAAACATTAAGTTTAGCTTTTAATGACTTTTTTAATTTCCTTAATGCCAATATAGGAACTGTTGTGGGGTATTTCCAAAACATATTCAGCGACCCTAAACAAGCTATTATTGACTTTGGTACTTCTATAAAAAACAACTTAATAGAAAGGTTTGATAGTTTCTTAGATACATTAGGATTCTTAGCAAGTGCGGTAAAGAAAGTATTTGCAGGAGATTTTGCAGGGGCATTAGACGATGTAAAGGAAGCAGGAAAAGAATCAGTAGATATACTAACAGGTGTGCCTGACACATTTGATAAAGTTGTAGAGGTAGCACCTAAAGTAATCAAGGGTATAACCGACTACACCAAAAGCACAATACAAGCCGCAAAAGAAACCGTAGAACTTAACAGAGCAGCAGAGATAGGCATAGCACAAAACCAAATCATCTTAGAACAAAAAGACAGAGAAGCGGAGAAACTAAGACAGATTAGAGATGACGAAGCCAAGACCATAGAGGAAAGAATAGAGGCTAACAACAAACTTGCAGAAGTATTAAACGAACAAGAAAGATTAATGTTAGCTAATGCAGATGCAGTTATAGCAGCAGCACAAGCGCAGTTTGACAAAAACAATAATGACGAAAACCAAATTGCACTACTTGAAGCAAGAGCAGAGAAAGAGGGGATACTTGCACAAATAGAAGGTTTTAGAAGTGAGCAACTTATAAACATAAATTCACTTGAAAGGGAGAGGTTAGATTTAATAGAAGAGGAAGCTGAAAAGAAACGTGAAGCGGCAGAGGAAGAAATAGAACTATCCAAAGCGGTAGCAGAGGCTAAAGTAGCTGATTCTACAAACACTTTAAATATGATAGCACAACTTGCAGGAGAGGGAAGTGAAATAGGCAAGGCAGCGGCAGTAGCAAGTGCTACAATTAGTGGTATTGAGGGTGTGCAAAACGCATATACTACTGCACAAAAAAGTCCGATTACTGCCTTTTTCCCTGCATACCCAATAGTACAAGCTGGATTGGCGGCAGCGTTTAGTGCAAAACAAATACAAACTATATTAAGCACACCAAAACCAACTGTAGGCGGAGGTGGTGGAGGTTCAGCCGCACCCACACAAAGACAAGCACCATCTTTTAACGTAGTAGGTGCTGCTCCTGAAAGTCAATTAGCACAAACCATAGGCGAGAGAGAAGATAAGCCTGTAAAAGCCTATGTAGTAAGTAATGATGTAACTACCGCACAGAGTTTAGATAGAAACATTATAGAGAGTGCTTCAATATAAAACAAAAACCAATAAATAATATTGTTATAATATGAATATCGTAGAACTTGTAATAGATGAAAACGATGACGTTTCAGGAATTGAAGCTATAAGCGTTGTAGAAAGTCCTGCAATAGAAGAAGATTTTATTGCGTTAAAAAACCAAGAGTTTAAACTTGCAGAGGTAGATAAGGAAAAGCGTATCCTAATGGGAGCAGCTTTAGTACCTAACAAACCTATTTACAGACGTAGCGGAGAGGATGAATACTATATTTATTTCTCAAAAGATACTGTACGCAAAGCAAGTGAACTGTTTTTTATAAGAGGCAATCAAAACAATTCAACCTTAGAGCACAATATGCCGCTTACTGGACTTACTGCGGTTGAGAGTTGGATAGTAGAGGGCGAGAAAGACAAAACAAGGCATTACGATTTAGACGTGCCTATAGGTACTTGGATGGTATCTATGAAGGTACACAATGATGACGTTTGGAATAACTATGTAAAAACAGGCAAGGTAAAAGGATTTTCAATAGAGGGTTACTTTGCAGACAAGTTAGAAAAACCACAAGACAAATCTATAAAAGACGAACTGTCTAAGATTGAAGAAGAAGAAGCACAACACATATTAGACCAACTTACAAACCTGTTTGACAATGAGCAGGAATTTGAAAGCTATGCAGATTACCCTGATGGCGTAAAAAACAATGCTAAAAGAGGTATCGAACTAAACGAAAAGGTAAACAATAAGTGTGCTACACAAGTTGGTAAAGTAAGAGCGCAACAATTAGCCAAAGGCGAAGCCATAACGGTAGAAACTATAAAAAGAATGTTTAGTTACCTATCAAGAGCAGAGGAATATTACGATGAAGGTGATAGTAAGGCGTGTGGTACTATATCTTATTTACTATGGGGTGGCAAAGCAGGACTAAGATGGGCAGGGTCTAAATTAAAAGAACTTGACCTATTGGAAGCATCATTAAAAGAACCTTGCCAAGCAGGGTATGAAATGATAGGATTTAAAATGAAAAACGGTAAAAGAGTACCAAATTGCGTACCGATTAAATAATGGGAAGAAATACTGCATATAGAGTACACGTTGAAGATGTTACCCAAGAGAAAGTAAATGGGGTAAACATAGAAAATGGTGCAATGCTACGCACAGATGACTACCTTTATATGGGTCATAATGACGAAAACGTTATAGTTTACCCACAGACAGGAGGTTTAAATTTAGGATGGACAAGATACGATGACACAGAATACACATCCTCTAATAAACTTGCGTTATCTGATGGTGTAGAGATTGTAATGCCAAATAACGGTGGTTCAGTATATAGAAGCCATAGTAGTTTAGATTTTTACAATTCTACTACTCAAAAACTGTTAGGAGTAAATGAAAACGATGTATATGTAACAACTATTGTATTTAATGTATCAGCACCTAACGCTAACCAAACCCACATAGATTTAAGATTTGTAGGAGCAGGAGATGTAGAAAGAATACATAAAACAATGGGATTCTACAAAGGGAACGATAGTACGCAAAACTTTCACGAAGTGTTTCAATATTATACAGACTCAACTTTTGTGAGTGATGGGGTAGATATTAAAATAATGTCGCACGGAGGTAGCGCAACGGTTTGGGATATTATATATTTTATACAAAGAACACAAAACGCAGGATGAGATATAATAAGGTAAAACCACCAGTACCACAAGACGATAGAAGGGGGTGCTTATGTTGGGAAACTAATACCTATTCAAGAGAATGTTGTGATGGCGATTATCATTCACAAGGTATTGGCAGTATAACTGGTTCAGGATTGCCTGATTTAGACTGTAGCCTTATAACTTTGACAGGGTTTGCGGTAGCACAAGATGGTACTGTAACAACACCAAGTACGGACATAGGAACTATTACACAAACAAGTCCTTCGTCTTTTAGTATTGTTGATGTAGATACCGAAAGAACACTAACAGTAACAATAGAAGTGCCAAGCGGATATAACAACTTGGGACAAACAATACAATGTACCACAACCGCAACACAGGTATTAACACCTACGCTTTCCTGCAACGATATTACGCTATCAGGATTTGCAGTAGCAGAAGATGGCACGATTACATTGCCAACAACGGACATAGGTACAATATCTTCTACAAGTCCTGCATCATTTAGTAGGGTAAATGTAGATACTACACAAACCTTAACGGTAAATATAACAGTACCAAGTGGATATTACAACGTAGGAGATACTTTGGTGTGTTCTACTACTGCGGTACAAAGTGCAAGTCAAACATTAGCGTGTGGAGATATAACAATTAGCGGTTTTGCAGTAGATGAAAACGGAGTAATAACACAACCTACAATAGACATAGGTACATTTACAAGCAGTCCTGCTTCATTTGCCACAGTTTCAGTTGATACATTACAAACACTTACATTAGATATTACAGTACCTGATGGTTATTATAACACAGGAGATATTTTAGTATGTACTACAACCGCTACACAACCAGCTTATAACGCATTAGAATGCTCTGATATAAGTATTACAGGGTTTAGCGTTTATGCAAGTGGTAATTACAACGAAAACTTAGTAGCAGTAGATATAGGAACTATTGATAGTATGACACCATCAAGCTTCGGTGTTGTTGCAACTGAAACCACAAGGACACTTACCGTAAATATTATTGTGCCAAGTGGTTACTCAAACGCAGGGCAAACAATATCCTGTACGACTACTGCAACACAACAAGCGGCATTTTATTTTGACCCAATTACTGCAAGTGGAGATTACTTAGCGGTGGATGTTGTTTCTGAAAGTAGCACAAGTACTTATTCATTTAGTATTTATGCCAACGACCCAATTACAACCAAAACATTAGCTTTAAATTTAGCCAATGAATTAGGTGCTGAAATAGCAGGGCAAGGAACTACACCAAATAGTGGATTTATTTTTAACGATAAAAAAGTATCTTTTTATGACCCTAATGACAATTTACTAATAGCATTTGAACAGGGTCTTAGTTCAGCTTCATTTAGCTATGTAACACCTGATACTTTAGGACAAGTACCTGCAAACCCATACGGAGGTAATGCGGCAAGTTGGACAAGCTATGAAATGGTGTTTGATGCGTCAAGTGGTTTGATAACTGCAACAGGAAGCCAAGCAAATAACAACCAAGCACCTGAAATGATTATAGACAACGGTAGCAAGTTAGGTTACTATTGGATTATAGAGGATGTTTAAAAATACAACAAAACGTTAAATAATTTATTATATATAAAATACACATTATGAAACCAAGCGTAAATAAGATACTTACTAA